TTTTTTAAAAATTGTTTCGTACTACTCTCGGTATATAAGAACACATGCGTACCTTAAGCATTTTCGGCTTTAGTGCCTTGTGTTGGCTCTGGTTTCCCAGATTCTCCTCCTTCAATTATTTGGAATTGAATTTTGGCTTGTTTTTCTTCACGTTTTGCGGTCATATCCGCTTGAACTTTGTCCATTGCTTCGGTTGCAATTTCCCATCGATCTGTCCTGATGTCATATTCAGGCTTGATTCCATCTTTTCGCTCTGTGTAGATCAGTGGTGCTCCATCTGTAATAGGTTCCCCAGAATTAACGATTCTCTCGATTTTTTGTTCGATTGTTTCTCCCTCTGGACGTTCTTCAGATTGTATTTCAGTTATGTGGTATTTAGGTTTTTTATACATTTTTTTTGAATTTATTGGGTTTTGATATTAATGGGGGGGATTTCTCCCCCCCATACCTGGTTCTTTATCTTGTGTTATAGATTTGGGATGACTTTTGCTGACATTTTACGTCTACAGGTAATTTGGTTCGAAATTTGGACCCAAAAATTTTCTGCGCTGATTTCAGTTTGTGCAAAAATGTAGTTATATTTTGAAGGGTCGATATACGTTGTTACATCTTTAATCCCTCCTGTGTTTCCTACTTCGTATCTGCGGTTTAATGTCATGAACATGGCTTTATCTTCGATTGCGAATTGACCTCTGCATCTGTTGATGTTTGTCATGTAGTTGATCCATGCAGGTTGTTTTCCAGCACTTGAATAGATTGGCACATAAGCATTTCCGACCTTATTTAGTTGTGTATCAAACCACCCCATTTGATCGGTAATTAAGTTTTGATAGCCGATAGCGTCTAGTGCGGGTTTGTGTAGATCGTTTAATGTTTTGAGGTTTACGTCCCAATTATTACCCTGTGAGTAATCGATCCTTGGTGTTAGTGAAACGATCCCCATGATATAAGAGGGTTCGTTTACTTTAATTTTTACTTTTCCACCTTTGGTTTTGTTTAGCATTCTTCCACGTCCAGACAGTGTTCCTGATGGGTTCAGGTTTTCTCCTATTTTAGTTTCTGCGGTGCTAATTACTTCTTCAAAACCTAGTTCTTTAATCAATGACCCATGGTAAACAGGAGATTCTACCCCTCTCACTCTTTCGTGTGTGTACACGGCAGATAACCAGTCATCATAAGTCCCTCCAGATATTGCGATCCTGTTTAGCATTTCGTAAACTTTTGACGCTAGGTTTATCGAATCGATTGTGAATTTATTTCCTGTTGTACTTACTGCAGTTACTGCGCTGATTCCATTTGTACCATCGATCCACTCTGTTTGGATCCAGTTATTTAGTAGATCACTTTGGTATGTTTTGCATCCCAGACCTTCTTGATTGGACCTTACTGAATAGTCGTAGGTTCCTTTGTGTAGGATCGATTTGTATGGTTCGAATTGTGTTGTATTTAAGATTTGATATTGTGGCGTTAGAATATCTGATAGAATATTTAACTGCATTTTGTCTATATCCTCCAGATCGAATTGCTTTAATTTTGGCGTGTTGTTTAATAACGATCCTTCTTTAATATAGACTTTTAGATCCTGCAGTTGGAAGAGTGTTGAGATAGTTGTGAGTTTTGCGTCTCCGCACCTTACGTTGTAATAAGAATCTGTTTTTTCGTAGTAGATTGTGCCAAACAGATCAAAGATTGTGTATGTTCCTGCATTTGTGTCAATGCTGAATGCTTCAAAATCCAGATCTGGATATTTACCGATTTGTTCTGTAGGTAGGCCGATTTGAAACGTAATTACAAATTCTCCTGCATTTATTGTTGCATCGTTTTGAACTATATCTTCCAAGAAATTTGGCTGCAATACTAGTGCACTGCTTACCGTTGCAAATGTTGCAAAGTTCATATTATTGTGAATTACAACACCGTACTCTTCTTGTTTGTTTGCGTAGTACTGTTTATATATTGTCCAATAGCCTAAGAACGGGATTGCATTAATATCCCTCCACAAATCCCCAGTTTGTCCATTGATCCCTCGTCCAATTCCTCGTAGATTCAGATATGAGAATAGGCATGAAGGGTGGATTTGTCTGTCTGGTGTTGCTGCAGTAGTTGTTCTTAGTGCGCTGACCCTCACTTGTGGCAAAGTAATTTTAGACATATCCATTCCTACGTTTAATAGGTTCATGTGTAGCCTAGGGTTGTATAACCTGATTGGTACTTCGAATACGTCTAATTGAACCTTGAACGATCCAAAAAGCGGACCGACCGTGGGTAAGGTCATAACTTCGGCTTGTAAGTCTATGTCCCATGAATCCCCGGGCAAAGCGACCTCCGACATGAACGGAACTAAGGTCCCCGCTGACATTGAAGATCTCCAGATATAAGATAGATCGTGTGTAGATCTCTCGTAGTTCCTTAGTTGGGCTTTTTGTTTGTTTCCGCTTCCTAAGCGGTCTCCTCCTATTGTTGTTTCCATTTTGTTTTTATTTTAGATTTTGAATTTTTCTGTCTCGATGTGGGCCGAGACGTCCACGGTTTTTAGATACTGGACCAGACTCACCATGACGTTGAACAGGTTATCCCAGTTGATCGTGTTGATGTAGTTTAGAGCCTCCGCCTTGGTTTCGTAGTTTTCCGAGATTCGGTAGTTGCCCAGTGCGATGAACGATCCATCCTCGTGTGTTACTAGCAAGAATGGCGTTTTCTCGATTTCCTCTCTCTCGATGATCAGGTTGGTGGTTTGGTTTTCCATCTTTTTTTTTTTTAGGTTGTTTATTTTAATAGGTTGTTTATTGTTTCGTAGATTGTTAGTATCCCCCCCACCTTGATCATTGTTTTCCAGATTATTTGACGCATTCTGTAAGTAATCATTCCTTAAGGTTTAGAGTTAAACATTAGCGAAATTTTTGGTGAAATTTTATATTTCACCTAAAATTTTGCAATACTAGCGTAGCGCTACAGGCTT